TATTTAAAGAATCGTTATACAGTATATCCTTAATTTTAACTTTACCACTATCTATTTTGCTATGTAAAGCAATATAAAAGTCGTGTAATAAATCTTTTGATGGTATCTTACTATTTTTGCTTATTTCTTCAGCCATAGATAGCCAAACCTTTTCATCTCTTACTAAGATGTGTAATATATTATTTACTTCTGTATTCATCTAATTCAAGCAATAAATTAACAAAGTCATCATATTGTAAAGCAATGTAATCTTTTTCAAAGTTTTTAGTAAATACTACTACTGGTGTTTTTAAAGTTCCCCTTGCATCTCCTTCGCTTTGTTCTAATGCTTTCCAGATGTTTAATTTTTCTTGGTTCTTACATTCCCAGCTGTACTCAGATAGTATGCCAGATAGTGTCATAATATCTCCTTTTATACTAAGTCCACCAGAGTTTGGTGTTCTTCTTATATTAGTGTCAAACTTCTTAGCTAAATCTTTCGCGATTTTTAGCTCGAACCTTTTGCCTTTTTGATTTGAATTTAAACTCATAATTTTTGAAAGTGTTTTCTAATTATTGCTCCTAGTTCTGCATTGTTAGGATATAACCTACACAAAAAAGCAATGCTATATTCAATAGGAGTATCAGGACTAACATAATAGTTGTCCTTTGTTTGTCTATACTCATTTATATTTCTTTTTTTATTCTTCAATATATTTTATATATATGTTTGTCAATAAACATCCACACAAAAAAACTATAATATGCGAGATAAAAAGCCAAGTAATTATTTCAGTCATTGTTTAAATGTATTAAATTTTTTCTTAAGTTCAGCAGTTTCTTTATATGCTTTTACATTTTGTATTGTTAATAAGGTTTGTTTTTTATTTATTTCATCTAACATTAACCTCAACTCAATAATACATTTTAAACTATCTTGCAGCGTTTCTACCGCATCTAATTTACTTTGTGTTACTCTACCAGATTTTAAACCTTCTTGTGCTTTTAAAAGCAATATTTCTAATTTGTTCTTTGTAATTGTATAATCTAAATCTGTCATTGTTTTAAATCTTCTGAGTATAATAATTCATCACCTAATTGTTTATCTAGTGTTTTAATAGTTCTGTATATTTCTATACTTCTTCTTTTAACTTCATCTTTTTCTCCTTTAGTTGAATCTATACCTAAATGCGCATATAATGAGCAATCTATTCTTAATAATTCATCTATCTTTTTTTTATTACTCCAAGTTTTATAATTCATAAACTCTTGTATGTTTTTATATGTGTATCTCATTGTTTTTGTTTTTCTTGTGCGTACACCTTATTGTAAATATTTGGTGCTGGATTATCTTGTTCGTAATATAAAAATTTTTCTTTATCAAACCATAATAGAAGCTGGCCGATATTACCAACTGAACGTGGTTTAATCTTGTTAAAGTTAATCATTGCTAAATTATGAGTTAAATCTTCACGGTGTACTGTTATCATACATTTACCACTATTAAACCATTCAGAACCACCTTTTAAATCGTAAGGAGATGGCACGCTTCTTTTACCGTTTATTTTTTCAGTTAGCTTAGGATGTATGATTGTATGCAAGTGTAAATCATTATCTTCTGCTATTTGATTTCTATATGGCAAAACCACTTCTAAATATTGTGCGTAACCACCGTATAAACTATATGGATGGCTTAAATCTTTCCAACTATCAATACTTGCTGTTTGTAATCCGTTTTTTTGTTTTAGTTCAACTGCATAATCATAAAATTCAAATGGTGTCATCTTTGCTTTAACATCTTCTTTAGTTAGTATTTTAAAATGTTCAAATATCCAATCTAAACTATTTGTAATTTCAATATCTTTAATTACATTTTTTTCTAATGGATTAAAACTTTTACCTGTTAGTTTGTGTATTAAATCTGCAACTATTTCTACATTACTACCAACATCAGGAAAATAAACAAGATGCTTCCAGCCATAGAACTTACTTGTGTTTAGTAAGCACTCCATTAAAACCTGTGTTTTACCACTCATAGGAAAACCTGTCCAATCGGTGCAGTTTCCTAATTGCATACTATAAAACTCATCTAAACTTTTCCACCCTAAGTATTTACCCTTTTGATTAAAGTTATCTCTGTGTTTATATATTTTGCTAATTATATCTTTAGCTTCTGTTACTTTATATCCTTTTAATCCCACGGTGATTTAAATCCTTTACTTGTTTCTAATTCTTGTTTTGTTTGTTCTTTCTTTAGCCAATTCTTAGCAGTTAAATATAAACTTTTATAATTTGTATTTTTTTTAAAGTTTTGAATTGCATCACATACAGAATCAATTTGTTCTTTAGTGTAATTTTCTTCTAATTTTTTAAACTCGTCTAAACTCATAGATAAATGAGCAAATCTTTTATATGTGTTTATATCTTTATTTACTTTTAATAAATTATCATTTGCGTAATTATCTTTTCTTATCTTATCTTTTCTTAATGCTTTAGCTCTGCTTAAGCCACCCTTCTTTCCGTTGCTTACATTTCGCTTGTGTTCAACTAAGCGTTGCTGGTGTTGTTCATCTAACCATTTAATGCTAATAGTTTCCTCTTCTATCTTAAACAACTCAGCATCTACTAAAGCACTCCATTGTTTAGGTATTAATGTTTTTATTTGATTTCTTGAAACTTTACATTCTTTGCTCCAATAGTAGCAGCAAACTTTGATAAATGCACCTTGAACATCTAAGTTCATAAATGATATTGAACCAGTTATCCATTGATTAGGATAAAATTTAAAATATGGTAATTCTTTCATAATAATATAGTTTAAAAACAAGTTAATTGTTCGTATATAGAAATATTTTTTAATGTTTCTTCGTGTAATTCAGGTTTAAAAAAATTGACTAAAACATCATCATTAGTAATATTGTATTCATTTTTAATAAAATCTTTTGGTTCTTTACCAAATTTATTAAATTTTATTTCTTGTATGTATGTGATACCATTTAGTGTTTCAGCAGTTGATTCATTATTTTTAATTTCTATTTCACTTTTTACTATAAAACACTTTACAATAGTATTATCATTCAATTTAATATTAGATAAATTAGAAAGTTGTTTATAAAGATTAATAGAACATTTATCATTTTTATTTTTATGGTCTATTATAAAAGCGTATTCAGAATTGAATTTAGTTATTAATGTGTCAATATCCATAATGGTTCTAAATCCATCTGATTTATGACTTAGTAAAAAATTTAATTTATTGTTGTGATATTTTTCGTTGTATTTTATTGATTTCATAATTTATAGTTTAATTGTTAAAATAATCTTGTTTGATTTTGAGCTACATTTTTCCAAGCATCAGCATTAAATGTGATAATATTAATTTTATTTTCATATTCTGTGCCAATATATTTGTAAGATTTTGTAACACTTTCTTTTATTAATTTTATTCCGTTGTCTTTGTTTTCATTTATTAATTTTATATTATTTTTTTTAATTTGTTCTACATTATTTGTTTCTCCACTTAAAAGCCAGTATTTAATATTTCTACTCATACCAATAAACAATGATGGATTACTTGTTTTTATATATAATGTTTGATTGTTTTTTTTATACATTGAGCCAAATATATTTAATATTTTAATTCCTATACCTAACCCCTGAAAGTCAGGTAATATAACAAGTCTTGAAACTCTATAAGCATTTTTAACTGTACCACTTGGCATTGGTAAAATCGCTATAAATCCTATTGGTTTATCATTCCATATTGTTACAAAACATTTAGCAGCTTTATTTAAATCTTCTGTCAAATAATGATGTTGTTTGAATATATTCCAAGTTTCATATCTACATCGAAATATCTGTAATTCAATTTTTGGTCTTGATTGCCGAAGTAAGGAGGGCTTCTCAACCCTCCCTTTTAGTGGTGAATAAGTCCAATCTGGTAACAACCATTCCATTATGTCAAAATGGCAACTTGCTAATATTATTTTTTTATTGTTTCTTCTTATATATTTTTGTAAAGCATTACTCATTGCTTTGGCAACATCTCTATCAACAACAGAGGTATATTCATCAATTAATATAGTTTCGTTTTCTTTAGCTTTACCTACTTTATAAGCTAATTCTGCTCTGTATTGTTCACCATTTGATAAAGTGTGAAAAGGTCTTAACCAAGTTGGTACAGAACTTAAACCCATAGAACTTAATAATAATGTAGCTTCGTTTGGTTCTAACCAATCAAAATTGCTTATAACTGGTTTATCATCATTAAATATACATTTACTTAAATTACCAAATTCTTTTAATAAAGTTGTTTTACCTGTTCCAGAACCACCATAAATAACACCAATATTCCAATCAAATGATTTACATTCTGAAAAATTTATAGGAATTTTTACTGTAGTTTCTTCTTTGTTTTGTATATCAAAAGAATTATATATATACTCAGTATATTTATCATTAATTATTTTATTTTTCTTTTTAATATATTTCATAATATGCTTTATTTTTTTGTTCGTATTTATAGTAAGCAAGTAGCTCATCTTCATTGAGTGATTCTTCTGTATATAGTTTATCAAAAGCGAAGGATACGTTTTTTATATCCTTCACTTCTTCTTTTGGTTGTATATAATCAAAGTATTTAAAATTTTTCTTTTGTATTTTATACGCTTGTACTAAAGAAATGTATTTGATTTTATACTTTTTTGCTATCTCTGGCATTGTTAATCCGTTCATCAACATATTCTGTATATCCAACGAACTCAAATCCAATGCTTTCAAAACGCTTGATTCTTTCACGATACTTAAAAGGGTAAATCGTTTGAAGTATTACTTGCTTCAGCTTTAGGTGCTTCTGCATCTGGCTTCCAAGTATCAACACTAATACTAACATCTTTACCATATTGGTCAGCTTCATCTTTTAAATTAATATTTAACTTAATAAATTTGTTGCCATTATACTCTTGTATGTAATCAGCTATTTTACTTGGATTGATTGTTACTTTTAACCATTTAGGATTCATAACTTTACCACTACCACAATATATTGTTTCTTCTTTTTTATCCATTGTTATTTGTTTTTGTTGTTTATAATCTGACATCCAATGCCATTCTTTTTTAATCATTAAAATTTATATGTTATTCCTATAGCTACAAAGAATCCTCCTGTTGCTATTGCTAATGTATTAGGATTTATATTTAACTGAGCTGCGTGAGGATGCCATAACATATAGCTTGTTCCAGCAGTCATTAAACTTAAACCACCTATTATTGCTAACTTCTTCATAATATTTCTTCTGTTTCTGTTTTTATTTCTACAATATCACTTGAGTAACCTTCTGGTTCTCCATTCCACTCTTTAAATTTATCTGTATAATAATCGTAATCCATCCAACCTTTAAATAATAAACTATCATCTAATTTATATATCTGTACATTAAATGGTGTTGTAGTTTCTATTGCTACAATATAAACATCTGTATCTTTGTCATATTGGTCTTGATACATTGCTAACTGCATTTTATAATCATTATAGTATAAATCACGTTCAAAGCGTTTTCCAGCATCATTAGTGGTTTTTATGTCTACTACACACTTTTTACCATTAAATGTTGTTAAAAGGTCTGCAAATCCTTTAAAATTAACTTCTTTATGTTGCCACTCTAACTTAATTTCTGTTGCTTCTTTATTTTGCATCATTTCTGTAAGCACAGGATGTAACATAGCATTGCTAATTATCTTGTTTGCATCATCTAATTCTTGTTGCTTAATTAGTGTTTTACCTTCATTTTGTTCTTTGAACTCAATCCATTGTTTACCAGCTCGCCTTGCACCTTCAAATATTGCAAACTCTTTAGTAAATGTATTTGGTTCTAATAACATCTTATGAATTATTGTTCCAAACTGCATTGCATCAGTAGTTTTTAATTCTTTGTTCCAGTAAGCTAGTAAATGGTTAGGAGATTTCTTAAACTGGCATAAAGCCGAGTAACTCAAGTGATTCTTTTTCATAATATAATTTTTGATTTATTTTTTGATTTTATCTATTACCATTGTTAAAACCATTCCAAAAATTGTACTGGTTAACACTAAGGTAATAACTTCAAGTATGTTTGTTTCTATCATTGTTTTTTAAAGTTATCTGCTTCAGAATCTGAATAAATACCATATTCGTAGGCGTTAATTAATTTTAATACTAATCTATCTTTCAATCTCTTTTCGGCCATTGCGAATGGGTAAGGAGCTTTACAATTTTTAGGGCTTGCTTCACCAGTTGACCAGATTATTTTATTACCTCTTTTAGCATCTCCAACTATTGCTACATCTGTATTATTATCTCTGTATATTGTAGGTGCGCCAAACTGTATGTTTTCTTTAGATGCTATTTTTTCACAGGCATCGTGTGTAATTATCCACATTGAACGTGTACCTCTTTTTAATTCCCAAAAGTCATCTTTTGTTAAATTGTATTTGTCTGCGATTTCTTTAATTTTCATAATTTTTGATTTTTATTAATATAGTTTTTAATTGTTTTATTCTTTGTTCATTGTATTGTACTGCAACTGATTTTAGTTGTTTACCAATTTTATCTAATTGTTCAATATAATCTTCAAACCTATGCTTATGTATTTCTAAGTCGTTTATTGAAAGATGTATTTTACAAATAATTCTTTTATTCCAGTTTGCTCTTATTACTAAGTTGCGCAATCTATCTTGTAAATATTTGTTAGTTTCGTACGCCCACCAATGATTAATATTGTCATTGTGTTCTTGTTCGTTATGTGGGTGTGGATAATGTATCATGACTTATTATAATCTTCCATTAATCTTAGTATTACTTCAGAATAGGATTTATGCCCATTCTTTTTACATTTACCTTGAAATTCTACCAACGTATCAATTTTTTCGGCTGGTACGTAAAATGTTCTTGTTGTATATGATATTTCTCTGCTCATTTTTTATTTGTTTTATCGTATTTATTATTATACTCTTTAATAGTGTCTTCTATTTCTTTTTTGGAAATATTATTTTCTGACCAGAGTTTAATTCTATATAATAGTTTGTATTCCTCTAAATTTATTTCTACTTTTTCCATTTTTTTATTTTATTATGTTTAAATTTAATTCTTTGGCTACGTAATTTATATGTTTCTGTGTAGTCATTGACCAGTAGCCTAATTGGTGTAACTCATTATTTATAATAGTTGCTACATGTGTAGTATAGCTTATTACTTCGTTTCCTTCTATTCTTAAATTTTGCTTGTATTTTGATAAATTCATAACCTTTGTTTTTATTTATAAATATAATTATTATTTTGTTAACTTGCAAATTTCTTTCAAAATTTCTTTTTTATTTTTTTCTTGTTCTTCAATACATAAACTAACTATAGTTGGTAAATCATTAAATAGTGTTTGCATATTAAAGACAATTTTACCTTGTTCGCATTGTAAATGTAATTCACCAGAATCAACCCATATTGTATCTGTTTCGTGAACGTATATATGTTTTTTATTTTTCATAATTGTTTGTTTTTATTTTATTAATTTTATTTCAGTTGCATATTCACAAAAAGAATATTGTTCTTCTAACATTCTTTTTAAAGAAATTGTCATTTCTTCTACTACTGTAATAAATGGTTTTTTCCAATCGTTACAATTAGTAATTTCTTGTGTAATTCTAACTTTAAATCTTTTTTTAGTTTCGGATAATACCTCAAAAGAACTATTAAAAACTCTGTTGTCCATATGATAATTAGTTACAGCCTGTATAGTTTCGCCTACTTTTATTGTTGTTATTGGTTTCATAATATTCTGTTTTATTTTTTATTAATAATTTTTAAAATTTCCTCACAACTTTCTTGTTGTGTTCCCCATCGATGACCCCAACCAATTGATGTTGTGTCTAATTTAATATTATCAACTTTTAAAATTGAGCCATTCTTTTTTCCTTGAGTTGTAGAAATTGGAGATGTTAAACCACCTCGCTGGGTCGTTCTTGTCATTCCATCTAAACTATTATTAATATTAAGTTCTAACAATAAATTTGAAATGCTTTTTAAAGTAGGCATTCTGTATTTTCTATCACAACCATTGTCATTACTTTTATTAATTAAGTCTTGCAAGGTCTTTTGTGATTTTTTTGTAAGTGTCATAATATTCTGTTTTAGTTAATTTTAAAAGTAAAAGGGAAATTTTGATTTCTTTAAGTTTGATTTCCAAGTAGGTTAGGTTATCTCTCCAAATATCCTTTTATCCCTTTTAACTTTTAATTACATAACAAATATAAATATAATTATAATAAGTTCCAAATGTTTTTGTCTTTTTTTTTGAAAAAAAACGATTTACTACTGTTAAAAAATTAAAATAAATGTGTTATTCTGGCAACTTGACCATTTGCCTTACTAAATAAAAAGCTCTCAATAGCTTTATTATTAGAACTTAGATAGCCAGATTTGTGATGCCAAGCATCCGCTTCACTTGGACTGCGTAAACTTTCTATTGTGCAACCAACCATATCTTTATTAGCTACTTTGTGATGTACGTGCTGAGTAAACATATACCTATATTTTGTATCGCTCCACCATTTACACTCATCTGCCATTAACATTGGCAATAAATCCCATTTAACTTTATCACCATGTGTAGAACTTATTAATGAATTATGATATTTATAGTATTTACGCATTTGTAAACTAATATCCCAGCTAATATTTTTGGACTTTCTAAAATGTGCTTGTAATACTTGCGCCATTAACCAACCAGAAATATGGTCGTGATTACCAGCAGTAAACATTATATGAACATCTGCTAATTGCATTAACATTTCTATAATCTCTACCATTAATCTTTTAGCAATCATAAAATTATCACTCCATAATCCATCTACATCTTGTCTTGTACCAGCAGTTGTAGTATTATTAAAGCCATCTACGTGTAAAAGGTCGCCAGATAAAAGAAAAACAACTTTATCAACGTGAAAACCCTTTGCTTTGTCGATACACCCTTTTACGCCTTCTAAAGCTCTGATAACCGCTATTTGACTATTATACTCTTCTCCACTTACAAAGCTCTTACATAGCTTCCCTATATGCAAGTCAGAAGGGCAACAAAAGAATAAATGACCATCTATCTCTTTAGGTCTTTTAATTTTAGGATATTCTGGAGAAAATTCTTTTAATTCTTTTACAAGTTCTTCAGATAGTTTTTTAAAATCTTGTTCTTTAGCTTTGGGTTGTTTAAAGTATAAACTGGAGTTTTCGTTCTTAATCCAACCAGAATGTAATGTTTTGGGGTCTAAACCCTCTCTTTCGCACTCATCTTTTACCCTTCTATATTCTTTTATAATCTCGGCTTCATTTTGATTTAACCTATAACGTGGATTCCCAGCGTTTTTATGCCTTTTATTATGTGATTTCATTTAACAATTTTGTTAAATATAATAAAAAAAAATTATCTACCTTTTTTAGCTATACTTCCAAAGTAATATCCAACAATACTAAGAACGATTCCTTCAACAATTCCTGTTGTGTGTATCATTAATTCTTTATTGCTTTCTGGTACATCCATAAACACTATTGCAATTAATAATAATAAAAAACTACCTAAACCAATAACTCCAGTAGCGTTCATCATCCAGTCACCGCTACCAGCTTTTACCATTTCAATCTCTCGTTGCCTTGCTGAATTTCTATCTTCTACTTCTAATTTATAAAAATCAACTAATCTTTCGTGAATTTGTTGTTTTTCTTCTGGACTTAAATCTGGTTCATTATCAATTAAATTCTTAACAACACCTAATAAACCTTCATCTGGT